TGCGATGTTGCGAGCCTCGCGCATGGTTGCAACAATGGCTTGCCCAGTTTGGGTGGCAGTGTTGGCAATTGCCTCGACGAATTGCGCAGGTCCTTCAAAGGACACAGCCTTGCCAATATCATGCAAGCTGGAACCAAAGGATTGGATAATACCGGTTGTGCCGAGATTACCAACTTCGGCTAGTACTGTCCAATCGACCCCGGCCAAGGAGAGGTTGTTGTTTTCTATATCAATCTGAAACATCATGGTATCAATATTACTGGTAGTAGTAGACACAATAGTGGGATAACTGTTTGCAATGTTTGCAATTTCTGCGATGGTTGCTGGAAGAAGACCAATACCCGACGGAACTCCGGGGCCAGTAAACGCTATCTCAGCATTAGCATACGTACCAGCAGCTGGCCCGGTAGGGATAATCACGTTACCACTCGGGGTTGCCAATGCAAGATTCATGTAAGCATAAAGTCCAGTACTGGCGTTTGTTAACCCAGTTAAATTACCAGTATTGTTTAATGTAGTAATATCCGTGGTCAGATTGGCCAATGGTTCAATAAAAGAATTACCAGTCAGGGAGCCCATGAAATCATATATGGTCAAGGTGGCATTAGCAGTTGCCCCGGTAGCAAGATTACCCACCAGACTGTTTGTTACCGATGTTGGTATTGGCGAACTAAGATTTCCAATTAGACTAAAGTCTGCACTGGATTCAAGAGTTGATACTGTGTTAGCAAAGGCCGGCAAGGTAGAAGCTTTAATACTTTTCACCTGTCCTAAACTATTTCGCAATGCAATATTGGCAGCAGCTTGGTCTGGAGGGATAACACGACTTAGTTCAATATAAGCAGTGGTGGTGGGATAAGCAGCAAATAGTGCACTGTTTACTGTTGTGCCTGTATAGATTAGTACCTGTACTTGTTGATTCGGTGACGTAGCTGTGTTTGACGAAATCTGTGTGACCAATGTGCTGTAACTGGTCGGAAATATCTTTAACGGATCTAGTAGATCAGCTGCTGTGGCAATGCCCGGTGTAGTTACTGCCAGTAAATTTAAAATCTGAGCCAGGTCACTGCCGGTGATTGTAGTAAGGGCAGCGTATATTTTTTTATTAAGCTTGGGAGTTACAGTGCCCAAGGTGTTTGATTCAGTAATGTCACTTTGTGTGACCCCGGCAAACAACAACGCTGTGTATATTGCCGGTATCACACCGCCCACCGCTGCCATTTGTTGGAGCAACGCAGCAGGTTGTCCGAGATTTGCCAAGTTACCAAGATCGATCAGGCTACCTAGCTTTCGTAAGTCGGCACCGAACTTTTCAAAGTCTGCATTAACATTGCTGACACCGCCCGACGTCAATGCGTTCATGTCAGTAAAGGTAGAACTTATTAAATCACTATTGGTAACTGAATTCAATATCGTGTTGGTGCTGACACGATATCCTTCACTACTGTAATAAATCTGTGTAAAAATTCCCAGATCGTATCCACTGCCATTAATGTTGCCCAAGAGTCGATTAATCTGTGTGTCTATGACCGTTGTAGATCCATAGATGGTGTTACCGTATGCTGCAGTCATGTTAGCAGTATAGTTGCTAGGGATAGCATCAGTCAGGGCCGGAAAGGTTGTATTCCCTAGTGTTACAATTGAATTAAATGTTGATTGTGATATTACATTTGCAGACACAGCTGGTATTGCATTGGCAATTACCAAAAGAATATCTGCAACTGGTTCAACACTGGTGTATTGATCAAGCCCGGTGATGAGATTGGGATTAGGATCTAACCCCTGGTTCAGAATCAAACCATTGGTTGCTATCAACATTAATGGACTATAGGTACCGTAACTCATAGTTTACGCTATCACGTCGGCTGAGCCTGTGTTCAAAGTAGTGCAACTTGGTATCAACACACTACCAATAATAGCAATTGGTCGGCCGTTAACCAGCACAGTTGAATTTCCAGTGCCAATTTTAGAAGTGTGAACTTTTTTCCCGAATTGATGTGCTGCAATACTATCGTCAACTCGGGCGCAGGCTTTTCCGTTAACTAACACATCTGGACTGCCGGAGTTGACTTTAGGAACTCCGACGTGTGGAACACCGGTACTACCTACTGTTGCAACTCCGGGCATGATCTGGTCCTTGGTTATCCAGTAATAATCGATCTTGAAATTGGTACAATACCGGTTGTGGCCTGGTACCAATTGGTGCGAACATCCTCGCGTGTTTCGGCGATCATTACTATGTTGTTAGTATTTAGCCGTACATCTTGCTCCATTTTTGCACTAAACAGGCCTGGCATCATTTGCAAGCCGTTAGGGCTAAGGGCACATAAGATAGGGTGAGAAACAATCAAGTGATCGTCGGAGATGGAAACAATCTTAGCGACAATTTCCTCGCCTGTGGTCATCTTGAATGTATAAATTTGGTTTGCTGATGGTGTAGTCATGTATTAATTTAGTTCAATCGTTGCCGTAGCTCTGTAAAACCGCCCACGTATTCATTATCCAAAAAGATTTGGGGCAGTGTACGGGCAGTGGGTACCGCCTCTAACAGTTGCTCTTTCGTCCAGTCTTGCATGATGTTGCGTTCTTCATAATCAATTCCACGGGCGTCTAACAGCGCCTTGGCCTGCACACAATACGTGCATTGGTCCTTGCTCCATACAATAGCTTGCATTTGTTTTTCCTTAGTTTGTTTCTTTTACTTTAATAATAAATTCTTGCCCAGTTTCTTCTAGCCATCTGTAAAAATATGAATACCACACTGGGTCAGCACCATGATTGTTATTCGTTCTTGTGTTTTCATCGGTCCAAGTATAACTATCGGAATGTAACACCAGATTCCCAGAATCTATCGCTTTTTGTCGATTACTATGTTGGCGTTTTTGTGCTGCAAAAAATTCAACTCGTTCAATGTTTGGCAATTTACTAACCCAGGCCTCCAGGCCTATATTCGGCGTTGCAGTACCATCTTTATTTTGGAAGATAAAAACACTAGTTAATGCCATAATAAGTTTTCTTATTATAAATTGGGTAACTGATCGTAATCTATCGAGTCAGACATAATGCCTATCACGTAGTTGGTACTTTCAGATTCTTGTAGTGCTGTTTGCTTCTTAGATGTATCGCTGTGCTTGTTGAACCAAGGGATCGGGGTCGACCTAGGTGCCGACTCAAGATACTTGATGCCAATATCCTTCAAGGCACCGACTGCGGTATAGTCCACAAAGTCCTTAAGGATGTTTGCGTTGAGTCCAATCACCGGGCCGCGGTTAAACAAGTAGTCGGCCCACTCTTTTTCTTCTCTGATCACATCCAGGTACAACTGGTACACATCATGCTCGCATTCGGCTTTGATAGCAGCAAACCTGGGATCTTCCTTGATCACTTGATTGATAATATACGCAGTCCATCCCTTGTGCAGCAGCTCGTCCTGTAGGATGAGGCCAATAATGTTACCGTTGCCGATAAAGATCTTGTTCTCTACCATGGCCAGGCTAGTAGCAAACGACACCATAAATCTGAATGCTTCTAGTGCGTAGCTGGCATGTAGGGCCATCCAAATTGCCCTGACATGTTCAGTTTCGTCGACTGGCTGACCTAGCTCCTTTGCACAGTTTACACGGTGCAAGTCGTTGTAGTACCGTCCCACACTGCTGGCCATGTCTATGATGGCCTGGGTGTCGTGGATTGTATTAAACACATCCTTGGGAACATTATAGATATTGCGAATAATGTGACTATAGCTCTTGCTATGGATGTTGGTTTCAAAGAATGTCCAGTTGTAGATCAGGGCCTCTAACTCGGGCAAACTAACAACCGGCATGAATACCTGGCTAGGTGCTCGACCCTGCAAGCTATCCAGGGCCGTTTGCCGCAACAAGTTGCTGGTGAAAATATGCTTTACTGATTCGCTAGCGTCTTTGAAGTCGTTGGCATCCTTGCTTAGACTAATCTCTTCGGGTTGCCAAAAGAACCCACGTGCAGTTTCTTCGAACTTGGCAATCTTGGGATACTTGACTTCTTCGAACCTTTGGATAGTCACAGGGCCGGCCGGGTCCAGAAACATCGTCCGATTAAGGTAGTCTGTTTTAGTTTTTAAATCATATTGTTGTCTTGACATTTTACCAGTGCCTGATTGTGTTGGCTATAATAAAGCCACAAGTTATAACATGTATTATAACCCAAAACGTCTTGAAAAACAAGGCTATTCGGGCTTCCCGAAGAGTTAATATAGGCACGCCCGGACGATCATGATCTGACTCGCCCATCAAATGCCCAGTGGCTCGTGCCCAGATCTTTTCAAGACTGTTCATGTTTTTATCTTAGTTGCCAGGCGGGTTTTGGATGGGCAGACTTACTGGGTATTTCGAGCAAGCATCGGGATTGCCCTGCCCTGCTTCTGTTAAGAATGTGGTTGCTGCCGGTACTTGTCCTGTTGGGCATGAACACACTGCTACACCATCAGCCCCCTTAAGACAATTCCAACTAAAACAGTTGCTAGATTTATTGCCAAGATTCAAACTAGCATCACATTTTTGTAGCGTTGCTTTCATATCTTTTGGCTTTTTGCTAAAGTCACTAACCTCTTGTGGGTAGAAAAGTTTAGGAGCAAATAAACTCCAAACATGTTTATCATCAGTAGCAGTGCATGACCCTTGCATATTGCCTGCTGTGGTGTCGGCAATTGCACGTCCTTTAAGTATTGGGCAACGACATTCCACCTCTGGATATGTTATACCGGAGGTACCGGTAATTGTTTTTCCGGTGGGCTTGCAAGTTGATGCTGCACACAATGCATAGTGCCCGTCACAGATGGTAATGCCTTTGGTTTGTGCTTGTGCATTAAACGCTAAAATAAATCCTAATATAACTAATAATTTTTTCATTTCAATTTTCCTTTGTTAAATTTCGCCAGCAGCGTCGACTTCGATGTTTGTCACGCCGAAATAAGATTCTGCTTAACATTATGTTAAATCTCTTTGTTTACGTTTATTTTCTTCTCTAATCGTTGCCGCAATTCTCATTTTTGCCTTTGCTTCTTCTGACATTGTTTTACCTTGGCGAGACAAAGACATCTTTGCTTTAGTTTCGTTAGACATTGACTTTCCAGCCCATGGACCAACTCTTCCTTTAGATTTTTCAGAAAGTTTCTTTCTTGTTTCTTCAGATATACAAGGTCGATTTTTAACAGCTTCTGACATTTTCTTTTTAGTTTCCTCGGTAAATGTTCTTCCTTTTTGTGCGGCAGACATTCTCGCTTTTGTTTCTTCTGTGCGTTTTTGACCGACTCTTTTTTTGGCGGCTTCTTTTTGTATATCAGGATTACGTCTATTAGGATTATTATCGCCTGACATAGATTCGGAGTACTGCCTACGCAACCAGCCATATGCTTTATTATTTCTTTTACCGTTATTAATCATAGATCCAGTAGTCATATTCATTGCGGCATATAACAACTTTTGATTGCCTGGATAGATTTTACATAATAGTAAGTGAGCAAGATAATGTTCTTCAGGATATAATTTAATCAAGTTTTCTTTATTATCTAATCCACCAATGCAACGGGGCAGGATATGATGTTTTTCAACATACCCTGTTCGTGTAATTTCACGATTTATTAAATTATTATATATTTTTTGATAGTCCATTATAATTTGCAGGCCAAACAATCTTCCTCGTCATCAAAATCAATTTGTTCAAGTGGCATATTTGGAGGCGTTTCTGCATCCATTTTGCTACCTTGTTTATCGAGAAGTGAGTAGTACATTGTCTTCAACCCCCATAAATGTGCTTGCATTAAATTCTTAGCAATTAAAGTAGATGGCACTTTGCGATCCGGGAAATGCTTTGGCGAATAAAATGTATTAGTACTTATGCTTTGATCCACATATGCTGCAAGTACCGCAGCAGTTTTCAAGTATCCGTCGCAGTCAGTCTGATCCCACATCAGTTGGTATTTGTTTTTTAATTTATGGTACTCCGGTACCACTTGTGTAAACGAGCCGGCTTTGCTTTCTTTGACACTGATCAAACTCATGGGCATTTCAATACCATTAGTGCTGTTGATAACCACACTGCTGGATTCTACAGGAGCAATGGCCATAAGTGTAGCATTGCGCACACCGTACTGCTTCATACTGCTGCGTAGCGTTTCCCAGTCAAGCTCAGGAGCAAAATTTGCCAACTCATTGACTCCTGCAGCACGTAGTTCCCAAGGGAAGGTGCCTTGTCCGTAGCGTGTCTTGCTACTGTGCAGGCAAGGGCCACGTTCCCGAGCTAGTTCCACAGTGGCTTCAGTTAAGTAGTACGCCAAGTGCTCCATCCAGGATTTGACTTCTTGGAGTGCATCTTTCTCCCCATACTTGTACCCTCGTTTGGCATGCCAGTAGGCCAGATTAGTAACACCAATGCCCAAGGGTTGAATCTCATCATTGCTTAGTTTACTCTGAATGCTCAAGAAATCTTGATAATCCAGTATATTACAGAGGCTACGCTGTAAGATGCGGCAAGCCCGGCGCATGTCTTCAGGATTACGGAATGCACCCCAGTTGATACTTCCGAGAGTGCATAGAGCAATACGGCCAGCATCATCGTCGAGGCGCTTGAAAGATTTAGTAGGTAATAGAATTTCACAACATAAGTTACTCTGGTATATGGTATGATACTCGGGATCAAATGGACCTTGATTCATAACATTGTCAATGAATACAAGATAGATACGTCCAGTATCGGTGCGCTCTTTAAGAATGCCGCCCTTGAACACATCTTCTGCATTCATGGTCTTTTTACGCAGGCCCGCTTGTTTCTCATACTTTACATACAAGTCTTCAAACCGTTGGGTGTTAGTGTAAAATGCCTCATACAAATCGGGTACCTCGTTCGGGTCAAAGAAGGTGATAGCCTCTTTGTTTTTAAATCTGCGCCAAAAGAAAGCGGACAGCACGACCCCATAATCCATATGTCGCACCCGGGTCTCGTCAGTACCTTGATTGTTTTTAAGTACAATAAGATCATCAAACTGATGATGCCAAATAGGATAGAACACAGTAGCACTAGCATTGCGGATACCTCCTTGACTGCAACTACGCAGGTCGCCAAACCACTTCTTCAGGAACGGGATCATTCCTGTGTGCATGATTTCACCACCACGAATGGGGGAACCAAGTGGTCGCAGGCGTCCAATCTCCAAACCAATGCCAGCACGTTTGCTGGCATACTTGGCCATCATTTCACCACTAGCAAAAATACTGTCAAGATCATCATCACTACGAATGAGCACACAACTAGAGAACTGCTTTGTAGGGGTCCCAAGCCCAGCAAGAACAGGAGTAGCCAGAGTGAATAAACCATCACTGGCAGCTTGGTAGTACTCCTTGATGTAGCGCATTCTCGCGCTGTTCGGTTCTTCTTTGTGAAATACAGTAGCGGCCGCGACCATGTATCGAACTTGTGGAGTTTCATATGTTTCCTTGGTAGCACGATTCTTAACTAGATACTTTTCAATCAGTTGTTCAACCGCAGCATAACCGTATAGCTCATCCTTTTCGTGGTCAATGATTGCTTCCATCTTGTTCCAGTCTTCACGGGTATACCACTCCAACAGTTCCGGAGTGTATAAGCCAGTTTCTACATTTCTTTTTACGATCTCGTACAGGTGAGGAGGCTCATAGGAGCCATACACATCCTTCCGCAACATGCTTAGTCGTTGCTTGCCTGCCACATACTGGTAGTTGGTGTGCCCGACATCGGGATTGCTTTCTACATCGATTAGATCGACAATGGCCCGCAAGGTCAAGTTGTCGATGTCGCGGGTGGTGATACCGTCATAAAAGTGTACCTGCGCTTTGATCTCGATCATGCTTTGACTCACGTCAGATATACCCTGGCAGATTTTCGCAATCTGATTCTGCCATTTTTCCAAGGACAGGTCTTCGCGATTACCATCGCGTTTTAAAACGGTAATTGATTTCATTGTTATCCGACTTTGATTTTTGCTACTGCTTGAGTAAAATTGTTTTGTCCTACCAACACAGGTAGGCTGGTATTTACGATCTGTTTTGGGTCCCAATTCAGTATATATTTCCCGTTGCTGATCAGGACTAAATTGTCATTGTCGGAGTCGGTCAATTCGGCATCCTGAATATCTGGGCGGTTTAGCATTGTTATAGTATACAGTATACCAAGCCCGCGAGCAAGTGGACAGAACATGTTATCGCTTAATAATTGCCAGGGATCTGGCCAATTTTGCCGCTCGTCCCAGTGCAAATGGTAGGGCCGCCAAGGAGCGTTAAACCACCAAGAGTTGACAAGATCTAGTGCAGATTCAAGATCAGCCGTAGAAGCATGTTGCCTTAACTCGTACCAAGATTGTAGGCGTTGGTCAACCGTATTTGGCCACATCAAGCAAGGTGGTTAACTGAGTAAGTTAGTTCGGCATCAGAGCCGGTACTAGTAGTAGCAAATATTATACTCACAGTGTTAGTTGCCAAAGAAGCCGATAATGTCACTCCGGTGTCATCAGTTTGGGTAAAGTCATCACTATACGACGCTGTTGCGCCGGCCGAGACAAACATTACTCCGTGCCGCGTGGAGGTTCCGCGTGTTACAGTATAATCTATACTAATTGCACTGGTTTGGGTTTTATTAAAAGTAAACACTGTGCCGGAATCATCATCGGTCAACAACATGTACCGGCCATTCTCGCGAACAAATCGACCCAGTTGCTGCTGTGTACCGCCAGTTACTGTACCGGTGCTGGTAACAAAAATTCTAGGATAGTAAGTTGTAGCGGCTGCATCAGACCGCTCAAACATGTCATTGATTGATACGTTGTTATCGGATCCAAATCTAATACAAGGTCCAGTGGGATTGCTGCCACCAAAGCTGTTGCCAACATTGTAAAATACGTTATATGCGCTGGCGTTCAAACTTACATCATCGTACACAACGCCTTCAGCAAAGATGTTGTCAAACATGTTCTGAACAGTACGAAATCCAGTAGGGCCACCATCGATAGGTGTTCCGGCACCTAGTACAACACCTTGATACAGGGTATCAAACTTGCCATTGCTTATAGTCACAGATTGCACTTGCTCATCTGTGTTGAGACCATACGTCAAGTTTGAAAACCCGCATTTGTCAAATGTGATATAGTTACAAATATTACTCGTACTGTTGGTGTTGGTGAATCGAATGCCAGCAATATTATCTGTAGATAAATTAGCAGTTATGTCTGCTGCTGTCAATGGGCCAATAAAATCAACACTATTGAACCAACACTCTGTTGCTTGTTCAACTAAGAATAAGTCGGTTACTTTGTTGCTTTGTAATGCCATCGAGTCGATTGTGATATTTCTAGGAGCAATGGCACCGTTGTTGCCAATATTAACTCCGGTTTGTTGTTTACTATCACCATACTGTGCTACGTAAACAGCAGTTATTGTGCTGTTATCTTCGTTGTCCCCCAGTACAATAATAGACGACTGGGCGCCTTCCCCAACTAAACTAGCATAGGTAGGGATGACCAATGTTTCGGTAATTAGATATGTGCCAGCAGGAAAGAACAAGACTCGTCGTACTTGCGTGTTGGTAGCCCGACAGTACAAGTCGGCCAATGCTTGGTTAATAGCAGAGTAGTCATCTGTTGTGCCGTCACCTACGGCACCATAGTCCCGTACGTTCACGTAGTCATCAAGGCGCTGTTGAATGGTTCGCACTACGGGATCTGAAGGTGTCAGTCCTGTTTGTGCAGTGTAACCAACTGCACTGTCCTGATAAGTGTACGGGCTTAAAACAGCAATATCTGAAAATTGTGTAACAATTTCAGTATTACCAATTGCCGGCGCACCTTCTTCTAAGGTGCCATTGCCAATGAACAGTCTACGACTGTCCAGGCACCATCCCAGTTCGGCACCGGCTAACTGGGGGAGATTTTCCGTAAGACCTTTACGGTTGGTTATTCTGGATACTTGGACTATGGCCACGACTGGATTCCTTGTGTGATCCAGTATTTAGTTGGTTGCGTAGTACATGTCTACTCTGCGTAACCATTGATCATGCCAGTGATCAAATTCATCGCCGCTGATGTGAAATTCTTGATACTGAGGTTTGGTATAGCTGCTGTCTTCGAGCAAGGTGGGTTGGGCACACATCAAAATAACACCATCCCGAATATTAGTGCCATGCATGTTGTTGTGGGCGGCGGCATAAGCTGCAAGTTGTATGAAATAGTCCCCGATCCACTCACGTTTTTTGGGCCGGTTGGTTTGTTTAAAGTCCATGATTGCAGGCTGGCCTTTCCACACTCCTGCACAGTCTGTAGTACCTGCATATAGCCCACTGTAATACACAGGTACCTCTA